CGGGAGTTCATCGGCTATGTCGCCGACTGGGCCGCCGAGTTCCAGCTCGCCGCCTCCGACCTCGAAGAGTTCGTCTGGACCGACCCCAACAAGCCCGAGGCCGCCATCGGCGCCTTCCGCATCAAATTCGCCTCCGGCTTTGAGGTGGTCGCGCTGCCCTCCGTTCCGCGCGCGCTGCGCGGCAAGCAGGGCCTGGTGATCCTGGACGAAGCCGCCTTCATGGATGATCTGGAGGAGGTGCTGAAAGCGGCGCTGGCCCTACTCATCTGGGGCGGCAAGGTCCTGGTCATCAGCACCCACAATGGCGAGGCGAACCCCTTCAACCAGCTCGTCACCGATATTCGCGGTGGGCGCGTGCCCTATCAGCTGCTGCGCTGCACGCTGGATGATGCCCTGGCGGATGGCCTGTATCGCCGCGTGTGCATGAAGCTGAACCAGCCCTGGACCGCCGAGGCCGAGGCGAAGTGGCGGGCGGACCTGGTCAAGCGCTACGGCGCCGGCGCGGATGAGGAACTCTTCGTCATTCCCAGCCCGCTCTCGGGCACCTGGCTGCCCGGGCCCCTGATCGAGGCGCGGCAGGATGCGTCCATCCCCGTGCTGCGCTGGCAGAGCCCGCGCGGCGGAGCCGCGGACAGTCAATCAGGCGGCTCCGCCGCCGGTGGCTTCATCACCTGGCGCGAGGATCTGCGCGCCCGCGAAGTGCAGGCCTGGCTGGATGAGCATGTGGCGCCGCTGCTGGCCCAGCTGGATCCGCGCACGCCGCACGCCCTGGGCCAGGACTTCGCCCGCAAGGTGGACCTTTCCGTCATGTGGCCGGTGGCGATCCAGCAGGATCAGCGCCGCACCACGCCCTTCGTGCTGGAGCTGCGGGACATGCCCTACAGCCAGCAGCAGCAGGTGCTGCGCTTCGTGGCGGATAGGCTGCCCCTGCTGCGCGCCATCGCGCTCGATGCCACCGGCAACGGCCTGGCCCATGCCGAGGCCGCGACCGACCGCTACGGCGCCCGCGTCATCCAGGTGATGATGACCGAGGGCTGGTACCGCGAGCACATGCCGCCACTCAAGACCGCGCTGGAAGATGACGCCTTCACCCTGCCCAGGGACCGCGACATCGAGACGGATTTCCGCATGGTGAAGCTGCTGCGCGGCGTGCCCCGCGTGGTGGAGCGCCAGCAGGATGGGGCCGGCGCCCGCCATGGCGACGCGCCGATCAGCGCGGCCCTGGCCCTGCAAGCCAGCAAGGCCGCGCCCGAGGTCTATGGCTACCAGCCCGTGCGGCGCGGCGCGAATGATGAGGCGGATGACATGCTGAACGAAGGCCGCGTGCGGCGGGAGAGAGCGCTGTGAGCATCCTGGATCAATTCGGCCGGACCATCCCCGCCTCCGACATCCGCCGCCTGCGGGAGGAAGTGGCCCCGCCCACGCTGGCCGGTGTGCGGCCCGCCATCTCCTCCCACCCCGGCGATGGGCTGACGCCCGCGCGCCTGGCCGCCATCCATCGGGCCGCCGCCCAGGGTGACAGCCTGCGCTATCTGGAGCTGGCCGAGGATATCGAGGAGCGGGACCTCCACTATTCCGCCGTGCTCGGCACCCGAAAGCGCCAGGTGGCGCAGCTGCCCGTGACGGTCGAGGCCGCCTCGGACGACGCCGCGCATATCGAGCACGCGGATTTCATCCGCCGCTGGCTGGACCATGGCGTGCTGGAGGGCGCGCTGTTCGACATTCTGGACGGGGTGGGCAAGGGCTTCTCGGTGCATGAGATCGTCTGGCGGACGGAGCCGGGCGAGATCTGGCCGGAGCGCTTCATCTACCGCCCGCAGCGGTGGTTCGAGATGGAGCGCCTGGATGGCGACACGGTGATGCTGCGCGAGGGTGCCGCGCTGATGCCCCTCGCGCCCCACAAGTTCCTGGTGCACCGCCACCCCTCCAAATCCGGCCTGACCATCCGCTCCGGCGTTGCGCGCCTCGCCTCCTGGGCCTGGATGTGGAAGGCCTTCACGATGCGGGACTGGGCCGCCTTCGTGCAGAATTACGGCCAGCCGCTGCGCCTGGGCCGCTACGGCCCTGAAAGCTCGGCCGAGGATCGCAACGTGCTGTGGCGCGCGGTGGCCAATATCGCGGGCGACTGCGCGGCCATCGTGCCGCGCGGCATGGAGATCGAGTTCATTGAGGTGGGGGACCTCAAGGCCGGCAGTGACCTCTATGAGCGCCGCGCCGACTGGATGGACCGCCAGGTCAGCAAGGCGGTGCTGGGCCAGACGACAACGACGGACGCCGTCTCGGGCGGGCATGCCGTCAGCCGTGAGCACCGCCTGGTGCAGGAGGATATCGAGCGCGCGGATGCGCGGATGCTGGCCAACAGCATCCTGCGCCAGGTGATCCACAGCATCATCGCCTTCAACTTCGGCCCCCAGCCCGCCTATCCCAAGCTGCTGATCGGCCGGCCTGATGAGGTGCCGCTGCGGGAGGTGATCGAGGGCGTGGCCAAGCTCGTGCCGCTCGGCCTGCGCGTCGAGCAGAGCCAGGTGCGCGACCGCCTGGGCCTGAAGGATCCGGAAGCCGGGGCCGAGCTGCTCGGCTCGGCCGCCAGCCAGGCTGCGTCGGCGCCCGCCCCAGCACAGCCGCCCAGCGTCACGGCCCTGAACAGCATCCGCCAGCGCGCGGCCGAGCAGCTGACAACGCCAGATGCGGTGGAGGCATTGACTGCCCGCATGGCGCAGGATGCGGATGGCGCGCTGGCTGGGCTGACGGATGCGGTCCGCGCCGAGATCGAGGCCGCGACCGACTTGCAGGATCTGGCCCAACGCATCGCCCTGCTGCAGCTGGACCCCACGGCGCTGGCGGTGGCCATGGGGCGCGGCCTCGCCATCGCCCACCTGGCCGGCCAGGCAGCGCTGCTGGATGAGATTGCCCCCCGCCAGCCATGAGCGGCGCGACCTCCACCGCACGCGGCATCAACCTCCCGCCCGAGGCGGCGATCCGCTTCTTCCTGGGCAAGCTGAACACGCCCAGCCAGGGCTGGAGCGACGTCTGGCAGGAGGCGCATGCCCGCAGCTTCATGGTGGCGGGTGCCGCGAGCGAAGCCCTGCTGGGCGATTTCCGCGCCGCCATCGCCAAGGCGCTGGAACAGGGCAGCACCCTGGCCGAGTTCCGCGCCGATTTTGATGCCATCGTGGCCCGCAATGGCTGGGCGCATACAGGCACGCCCGGCTGGCGCGCGACGATCATCTACGAGACCAACCTCTCCATGGCCTATGCGGCGGGCCGGTGGTCCCAGCTGACCGAGCCGGAGACGCTGGCGGCCTTCCCCTTCTGGCAATACGTCCACTCGGGCGCGGCCCATCCGCGCAAGCAGCACCTGGCCTGGAACGGCCTGACGCTGCGCGCCGATGATCCCTTCTGGAAGACGCACTACCCGCCCAATGGCTGGAAATGCGGCTGCCGGGTGCGGCCCCTCTCGGCGCGGGACCTGGCGCGGCAGGGCAAGGGTGGCGCTGACCAGGCGCCGCGCATCGAGACGCGCCCCTGGGTCCGGCCGAGCGACGGCCAGGTGCTTCAGGTGCCGGACGGCATTGATCCGGGCTTCGGCTACAATGTGGGCGAAGCATGGGCGAACCGCAGGCCCACCATCCCCGGCGATGCGCGCCTCACGCCGCCACCTGGTTGGGTGCCGCCCGTGCCTGGGGGGCCGGGTGCTGCCGTGGCGGTACCGCAGGCGGGGGCGGCGGCGCCAATGGTGGCACGCGCGGTGCAGCGGCGCGCGCCAGCTTCACCTGCGGTCATGACCGCTGACCAGGCGCTTTCCCAGGACTATGCCGCCTGGGGCGCGACACTCACCCGTGAGGAGTTGGCTGCCATCGGGGCGTATCGAAGCTCGGCGGGGCTGGCCATCAATCGGGTACTGCGCGGTCTACGTGAGCCCACGGCAGATATCTTGGCGATGATCGAGACATTGCGGGGCGCGCTGGCCCGCGCGCAGGCGCCGCGCCCCTTGGTGGTCAGGCGCGGTGCCAGCCCGGCTGAGATCGCCGCTTTGGGTGCGGCGGGGCAGTTCGGGGCCTTCGTCTCCAGTTCCATTGACCGGAGCATCGCCGCAGCATTCGCCGGGCGGCAAGGCGGCAGGGTCATCGAGATCCGCGTGGCAAAAGGCACGCCCGGGGTGGCCTATGTCCAGCGCTATCCGACCGCCCGCCCCGCGCAATTCGAGGTTCTTTTGGCGCCGGGCCTGGGCTATCGTCTGATCAGCCGCACGGGGCGGCGCTTGGTTCTGGAGGTCTATCATGTCGGAAGCTGAAGCGGCCTCCGTTGAGGCCATTCGCCGTCGCTACGCCGCCGTGTTCGGCACGCCGGTCGAGCAGCTGGCCGATGAGCCGTTGCCCAAGCTGCGCGCCATCCTCCAAGACGTCGAGGAGCAGCACCGGATTTACGCGGAGATGGGCTTCGAGGTGGAGCCGGAGGTCGGGGCGGCCGACTGATGGCCGGCGCCACCCTTGAGGTCACCTTCCAGCCCGGCCGCACCGTCACGGCAGTGGCGGCGCTGCTCGCCTCCTCCCGCGATCCTGTTCCGCTGCTGCGCGCCATCGGCACCGGCCTGCTGCGCAACACGCAGGACCGCTTCGAGGCCGAGACGGCGCCGAGCGGCGCGGCCTGGGCGCCGCTCAATGCCTGGTACCTGAGCTTCAAGCGTGGCCCGGGCATCCTGCGCGGCGCCGGCATGCGCGGCGGCTTGCAGGGCAGCCTGATCATGGATGTGGAGCGCGGCGCCATCACCATCGGCTCCAACAAGATCTATGCGGCGGTGCACCAGTTCGGCGCCACGATCACGCCGAAGAAGCCGGGGGGCCTGCTGGTGATCCGGACAGGCAAGGGCGGCCGGGGCGAGGTGATGGGCAAGGCGCGCTCCGTCACCATCCCCGCGCGCCCCTATCTGGGCCTGTCCGTGCGCGATGAGGAGACGATCCTGGAAGTGACAGAGGACCATTTGGACCGCATCCTCCGGCGCGGATAGCGGCGCGCGGCACCCGCCGGCAGGCCGCACGGCCGCGAGGCGCGACCGATGCCACAAAGAGCCCAAAAGAGGCCCATAAGAAGCGCCTCACCCGCTTCTCATGGGGCATAGAGGCCCCAAGCACGCAGAAGCCGCCCACGGGCTTCTGTGGCGCCCAGGCCGAAAGGGTGCCCCCTTTGCCTTTGGGGGTGAACCGGAACCCCGCCCGCGCGCGATGGTCCGGCTTCATGATCGTCACCGACCACCTCTGCATGCGACTGCCCATGCCCGTTGCGGGCGTGGCCTTCGCCGCGCCCGAATGGATCCACCTGGTGCCCAGCGGCAAGCTGCGCGTGAAGGATGGGCGCGGCCCCTGGCAGGTGGTGGACGCCGCCGCCGTTGTGCTGGCCAGCGAAGCGCATCTGCCCCTCCTGATTGACGAAGTCCACGCGACCGATCTGGCGGCGCCAGCCGGCATGTCCGCGCCGGCGCGCGGCTGGGTGGAAGGCCTGCAGGTGCGCGAGGATGGCATCTGGGGGCGCGTCGCATGGACGCCGTCCGGCGTCACGCTGCTGAGCGAGCGCGCCTACCGCGGCATCAGTCCGGCGCTGCGGATCGAGGAGAAGACCGGCCGCGTGCTGGCCATCCTGCGCGCCTCGCTCACCAACACCCCGAACCTTCTCGACCTCGTCTCCCTCAACCAACAGGACGCCACCACCATGGATCTGATCGAACAGCTGCGCGCGCTGCACGGCCTGCCCGCGGAGGCCGATGCGGCCGCCGTGGTCGCGGCCTGCCGTGGCGCGCAGGAGCTTGCGGCTGGCGCCACCACGGCGCTGAACAGCATCGCCACCGCCGCAGGCCTGCCGCCCGGCCAGGACGCCACCGCCCTGGCCTCGGCCATCTCGGCCGCGCGCGCCGCCGCCGGCGACAGCGCCCGCATGGCGGGGGACCTGGTCTCGCTGCAATCGCAGCTGACGACGCTGCGCAATGAGCGGGCGCGGGAGCGCGCGACGGACGCCGTGGATGGCGCCATCCGCGCCGGCAAGGTGATCCCCGGCAGCCTGCGGGAGCACTACATCAACCGCCACATGAATGATGCGACGGCCGTCGAGACCGAGTTGGCCGCCATGCCTGCCTTGAATTCGGGCGGCATCATCAAGCCGCCCGCCGAGGGTGGCGCCCCCGAGCCTGATGCGGATGAGGCGAAGATCATCGCCCTCCTCGGCATTGATCCGAAATCCTATGCCGCCGCGCGCAAGCGCCTCGGCGAGAGCGTGGAGAACGCCTGATGCCCCTTACCGCTGATCGTGCCACCCCGCGCCGGGATGGTGTGCAATACGAGGATGCCCCGGCCGGCGGCCAGGTCATCTATCGCGGCGCCCTGGTCTGCCTGAACGCCGCTGGCGCGCTGGTGGTGGGTTCCGCCTCCACCACGCTCAAGGCGCGCGGCGTGGCCGAGACCTCCACCCTGGACATGGATTACCGGGGGACCATCCGCAGCCGCCGGGGCGTCTATCGCTTCAAGAACAGCGCCTCGGGCGACCTGATCGCGGTGGCTGATGTCGGGAACAACTGCTTCATCGTGGATGACGAGACCGTCGCCAAGACGAATGGCAGCAGCACCCGCTCCATTGCCGGCGTCATTCGCGCCGTGGACGCCTCCGGCGTCTGGGTCGAGATCTGAGGAGCATCTGAGATGATCATCAACGCCGCGAACATGCGGACCCTCAACATCGGCTTCAGCGCCGCCTTCGCGGGCGGTCTGGAGAATGCCGGCACCAGCTATCGCCGCGTGGCGATGTTCGTGCCCTCCACCACCAAGACCCAGGAATATGGCTGGCTCGGCAAGTTCCCGAAGGTGCGGGAATGGGTGGGCGAGCGCGTCGTCAACAGCATCTCCACCCAGCGCTACGCGCTGACCAACAAGAAGTTCGAACTCACCGTCGAGGTGGATAAGGACGATATCGAGGATGACAACATCGGCATCTACACGCCGATGTTCACCGAGATGGGCAGCGCCGTCGGCTCCTTCCCGGATGAGCTGGTCTGGCCGATGCTGACCGCAGGCTTCACCGGCCTGTGCTATGATGGCCGGCCCTTCTTCGATGCCAGCCACCCTGTCATCCAGGCGGATGGCACCATCGGCACCGCCTCGAACACCGGCGGCGGCTCGGGCACGCCCTGGTTCCTGCTCGACGTCTCCCGCGTGATGAAGCCGCTGATCTACCAGGAGCGGCGCGCCTTCACGATGACGCGCATGGATGCGCCGACGGACGCCAACGTCTTCAAGGAAGGCAAGGCGGTCTATGGCAGCGATGGGCGCTGCAATGCGGGCTATGGGTTCTGGCAGCTGGCCTATGGCAGCAAGCAGACGCTGGACAAGGCCAGCTACGCTGCCGCCCGCGCCGCGATGCAGGGCCTGAAGGGCGACAACGGCCGCCCGCTGGCGATCCGGCCGAACCTGCTGGTCGTGCCGCCCTCGCTCGAGGGTGTGGCCATGGAGATCCTGAACAGCGAGCGTGACGCTGCCGGCGCCACGAACGTCTGGAAGGGCACGGC